CAAGTGGGTAAATTTTCATAAGCAAGTTGCAGTCTGCCCAATAAATCTCTGGCAGTTGATGCTTTGTTTGCTAAGATCGCTATATTAACATTGTCGTTGAAAACTGCGTAATGTAGTAAATATGACACACAGGTTGTAGATTTACCTGTTTGTCTAGGCATTTTACAGATATTGAATCTGTTTTCATGAAAGTTTTCTAATAACTTTTGTTGAAATGGATATAACTTAAATGGTTGCAATCCATGATCAAGAGTTACTATTTTTATATAATTAATTGCAAAATATACGGGATCTTCTCTACACTTTATAAATTCTACAATTTGCTCTTCAGTGAAGTTAATAGGAGTATTCGCTTTTTTCAGATTTGGATTACCCAAATATACATTATCATTCATAGTAACTCCTATGTCATTTCATTAGGTAAATGTTTTACTTCTTTTTTAGGAAGTAAACCATTATTATGTTTATCGTGCTCTATGGTTTGTTGTGCAAGATTTACCATTTTTTCCAAGTTTTGAATCCTTTTTTCAAGATTCTTCACTTTCGGGTCCAGTCCATCTTTGCCAGATTGTGTTTTCTTGTCCAAGTTTTTCTCTCCAGTCGTAATGCGATAACTGAAGTTTCTCACTTGCAAGAAGATCACTACCTATACCTTTTGAAGGTTTCAAAGGTTCAGGAGACACAACATCTATAAATTCTGCATAATGTTTACCATTAGCATCCTCTATTGAAACAGAATCTTGCATATAACTGGATGCGGAATCCAATTTATCAGTTGATGTTGTTATTTTGCCTTGAACCCATGCAGGTATATCTTTTTCCTTCTTGCCTAATGCTTTTTTAAGTTTGGCGATGTTTCTTTCAGTTTTGGATAACTGTTTATGTGCCATTGAAACTTCGTGATCCTTTTTCTCCTTCTCTTCGGAGACATCTTTTTTGACTAAAAATCCATCGGGTTTTACCATATGTCCCTCTGGAATTGGCTTACATTTTTCATCGGTATTACAATAGTAATATCCTTTTTTACAGGACTTCATTTGTAAGTTTAATTGTCTGATGCTTTATTATTTATCATTCCTTGCTTTAGTAACTTCGCTAGATCCGAAGTTGAACCCACATATAAGGCATTATTTGTTACGTTATTTGTAGTTGTTTTAGGGGAATCTTCTTCAATATCTTTTATTTTTTTCTGCAAATCTAGTAACTTATCTGTGGTATCTGCCACACTTTTAATTAATTGTCCTGCAACTTCATATGCTCTAGCACTAGCACCTTCTTCGGCAACTTCCATGATTCCATTGATTGCTTCTTGTCCTTTTTCAATCAAAGAATATAAGTTACCTCTGGTATATTCATAATCTTTTTGAATATCTTTATCTTCAGATTTTAGACTTTTTACAATTTTCATCTCTTTAGGTTCTGATTTAACAATATCAGATGCAGTATTAAGAGCTTTATTTAATTCATCAAAGTTGTCTTTCATTTACTTTCCATCCTGAAAAAATTCTAATCCTTCAGAGAATCCAAAATCATCTCCAGGACCAAGTAATGCATCATCTATTGTATCAATGACACCATCATCATTCTTATCCTCTGTTGCTTTTGGTGTAACTGTATATCTCATTTCTCTCTTTGCAGTTACAGGATTAGTATTTGTATAGTAATCAACTTCAACTTTCTTGATAAGACCTGTTGCGTTATCAGCAATTTTACCGAATAGGTATGTCTTAGCGGTGAAGTTTAATGTGTAAATCAGTGCTCTTCTTGTAGAAAAATCTCCTTCATAATCATCCATGAAAGAAACATTATTTAAAACTATTGGTACGTCTCTTTTTTCTCCAATAGATTTGACTAAATCAATAGTTACATTGAGAGATGGTTGGAAAAATGGTAATATTTGTTCCACGATCTGTAACGCATCATCATTTAACTTGCAGTATACGTTTAATTCAAATCCAATGTTATATGGAACAGGCATATAAACTTTTCTCATTGTTGAAGATGCTGTATCAACTGCTCTAAATGTTTGAGTCATTCCTGTCTTTCTTGTTCCATCATAAGTTAAAGATGTCATCTCAAAAGACATTCTTGGTAAAGATATTGCTACTGCTTTATTTAATTCTGATTGCTGTGTTAATCTTGCTAAAAATTTCTGTCTTGGAGCATATGCTAATGGAACTCTCATTTCATCAACAATATTACCCGTCTGTCCATCGTAATGCTTAATATAAATTTGATTGAACAATGTTCCGAAAGATACGATGGTCTTTCGCATTATTTCATGGTAGTAATGACTTCCTAACATTAAACTTCGCCAAATGGGTTAACTTCTGTAAAATCTAAAATCATATCTGCTTCTCCTTCAAATAAATCATTTTGATCATAATCATCTATGTTCTGAACTGAACCTGCTGCAGGTACTTCAGAGAGTAGCATATACTTATCTAAAACATATATAGCACCTGAAGACTGTCCAATAATATTCTCTCCCGCGAAGAATGTTCCATTTTCTTGTCCGACTTGAAGAACTCCTTCTTCTTGATCCCAGTTCTTAACTCTTGCACTTACACTAGAACTTGCACCAATAACAACCTCATTGAACCAGAATGTTCCTATTCCTGCGTTTCCAGATAGTGCTGCAGGATCTTGTACTAATACTGTGCAAGGTCCGAGATAACCTGCACCTGGACTGGTAATATTAATACGTTCAATATCATTTGCTGCATCATCAAGAACAACAACACCAGTAGCAGTTGAGAATCCAGATTCTCCATCTCTATCGCCAATAGTATTAGCAATACTTACTGTAGGTGGCACAGTATATCCGATACCCGTTTTAGTAAATGTAATACTATCAATTACTCCATCAAGACCAACATTTGCAAATCCTTCTGCTGTTTGTCCAAGTGGAGCATCAATAGTTACACTAGGAGCAGATAGATATCCTCCACCCATAGTTAAAATTTCAAACTCACTTATCTGTCCATAACCATTTAATTTTGCTCTACCTGTTGCTGTAAATTGAGCAGGAGTTCCAGTTGGAGCACTAACTGCTATAGTTGGTGCAGTTAAGTAACCAGAACCTGAAGATGCGATAGAAACTGTATTTACAAATCCTTCGCTAATGGTTGCGGTTGCAGTTGCTCTAAAATTAGTTGCAACACCAATAGGTGTGTCTATTATTGCAGAATTTATAGCAGTTACTATTCCTGTTAAAGTAGAACTACTATTAACAAGAGATACTACTTGTCCATTTTCAATAGTTGTATCAATATTTAATTCTTCCTCAGAACCAATCTGATTTTCAAAATCATCATAAGTTATCGTATTAGAATCTATAGTATAAGATGAAATACCACTTGATGGAGGTATTGATGAAGCAGATCCAATAATTATGGTTGAGAATATATCATCTACAAAAATACCGCTATTGTATGAGTTCTTTAAGACAGGTGGTGTTAAATTAGCATTAGTTATCAGTTCCTTATTTCCTGCTGTTGGGTAGAATCTAGATGCATAATCTCCACCATCTACTGATAAAGATATTAGTTGAGATCCAGATACAGTCTTAGATTCTACGTAAGCATAATGCCAAGCATCATCCCTTACAGATCCACCAACGGTAGATGCAATGGATACTGTTCCAATACCTAATTCTACGTTTCCATTAGCATTTATTCTTAAATTAGTATCCTCTGCTTTACTTCCATTACTGTCTTTGTTTAATTCTAAGAATGTTGAAACACCTGTTGTAGAACTTTGAGCTTTGAAGAATAATTGAATAGCACCATCAGCACCTAGAGTAGTTTGATTTCCTTTCCATGTTAAATTTCTATCGCTATCTGCATCAATTAATTTCCATGCTACTGTTCCAAATCTTGGAGAAGTTGCATCAAATCCTGCAGATAATGTAAGATATTTTATAGTAAGTGTTGGTGGACTTAGATAATATCTACCCGCACTAGTTAAACTGTAGGAGAATGTAGTTACACCTAGATTAGAAACATAAGATGTATTTGCAGTTGCTGTAGATGCAATTCCTGTAGGAGCATCAACTGTTAATGTTGGATTTCCAACGTAGAATTGTCCAGAAGAAGCAATTGATACAGTTTGAAGGTTTTCATTTGCATTTACAGTAGCAGTAACGACTGCAGTAGATCCAACTCCAGTAGGAGCAGCAATCGTTACAGCAGGTTCTACACTATATCCTATACCTGCATTATTGACTGAAAGACTTACTAATTTTTCGTTTGCAATTGCCGTATTTGCGGTTGCTTGTACAAATCCAGAACCAGATGGAGGAGTTATTGTAATACCTACTTTTCTATCTGGATCATAGTTACTTCCACCAGTGCTTAAAGTTATTCCAGTAACTATATTATTTGCTATAACTGCTGTTCCAGCTGCTCCAGTATAAGTTGGAGATCCGAAAGTTATTAAAGGAACATCAGTATAACCATTTCCTGAAGAGATAATAGTTGCTCTACTTACACCCTGTCTATAAGTTTCAATACCTACTGTTGCGGCTGCTCCAACACCTCCACCTCCAGTTATAGTAACTGTTGGTGTTTCGAGGTATCCTGCACCTGCATCAGTCAATACAATTTCTTTTATAGATCTTGCACCTCCAATAGAAGTTGTAATTGCAACTGCTTGAGCAGTTCTACCACTACCAGGTGCATCTGAAAATGTTACTGTTGGTGTTGAACTATAATTGTATCCTTGATTATTCAAGAATATTTCTCTTACATAACCAGTTGCCATATCAACACCGATAGTAGCAGTGTTTCCATAACCAATCATCTTAAGATTAATAATCTCTCCAACATTAGATACTCTATTATCAATTGCTTCTATACCAGTATCAATAACCTCATTTTCATATTCAAACAATTCACACTGAAGTTCATACACATAATTCTTTTGTAATTGGTAGAACGGATTCTCATGTTCTACAAATTTTACTTCAAAAAATCTACCTCCTAGTGGGAAATATATTAAGTCCCCTTCTCTAGGTCTATGTGCAAGTTCTGTTTCATATGCATCCCCCATTGCTAAAAATGGTGCGATATAATCTTCCCATCTTTCTTTAGATATAGTTACAACTAATTCATCCTTGAGTTGCATACCAAATTTGGTTAATACATCTCCACCACCAGTGTAACCATCATATGTGTTTACATATGCTTCAATTAAGAAATTATCATCAAATTCTGAACTCTGTACTTCCTGAAAAACTTGTTTTCTATTTTTTATCTCTCTTGGTAGATAATATACCTCAATACCAAACATCCTCAACTGTTCGTTGACAAGATCTTGTACAAGTCTTTGTTCTGATGCAGATCCCTGAAGGAAGAATGGATTTAATGGCATTATCCTATCCTATCATATCTAGAGGTGGTAACTCGTAAGTTGATGACATTTGATCTCTGATAGCATTAACTTCTTCAACACCATCTTGATAAATTTCTCTACCATTAAATTCTATTCCACCAGGTAGTTTTACTCCTCTAAATTTAATTAAATTTTGTCCCCATTGTTTTTTAATAAGGGCAGTGCAATATCTCTTTAAAAAACTATCGTTATAAACATTAGTGAAAGTTGAAGGATCTAATACCCTATAGCAATCAAGAACAATATATTGATCTTTATCTTGAGATTCCCAATCTATATCAAGATATAATCTATTTTGTCTCTTATTAAATCTTATTTGCTTATCAGTTGTAAGTAAAAAATCAATATCTTCCAAGTATCTCTTTGTCATTGAATATTGTAAAAGATTCACTGAATTGAAAAAGTACAAGTCATTTAAAAATAACTGATATTTAATACTAAACATACCACCAGATATAGAACTAGTGTCAAATTTAAATATTTTTTCAATACCAATAACAGCATCTGGAACATTTATGTAATTTGAATTTTCATACCAAGTACTACTTCCATAACCCCCCGCAGAAGTTCCAGTTGTAGCTACATTACCAGTTCCACTTGGAGGATCTGCCCTTCCTCTATCAAGATCATCTTGAGTAATTTTATATTTTAAATACATTCTCTCGACACCATCAAAGTGTCTTTCTTGGAAATATTGAATAGCATCATCTATAATATCATCAAGTTGTTCGTCTGATACATTAATTTCAAGAACAGGTGCACCAAGTTTCCTCAAGCAATGATCTATTAACTCTTGTTTGGTAGAGGGCTTTGCCATTAGTTAGAAATCTCCTTCATCCACACTATTTATTGTTTTCGATTTAGTTTTTTGCTTTGTTTTGGGAACAGTGTCTAAATTCTCTTCTTTTTCTGCTCTTTCCAACTCTGCTCTTTTTAATTGTACTACAACTTCTTTTGCATGTTCTAACTCTTTAAGCAAGTCATTAACCTGTTTATTGAGTGCGTCTATAGTATTATTATTTGAACTAACCCTTGCTTCAAGTGCTATTACTTGAGCAAGTAAATCCGCAGATTTTCGTTGGTATGTTCCCAACAAAACCTGATAATCCAATTCATTATTTGGCATTACTAATTATTCAGTTGTATTATTTATACTATTAGAACGAACCTCCGTCAACGGTTATGTTCTGTAAAACTCTATTACTACCATCGTGCCCAATTACTTCAGACTGTCCTGCAGCATCATTAACCCATAAACCACCAACTTCAAAGTTTGCGTAAACAATTTCTGTCATAACGTTTGAAGATTCAGTAACTGATGATGCAACTGCAACTCTCTGTGCAGAATCATCCCAGTATACTGCAGCAGTTTTAGCAGCAGATCCTGTATAATAATGCATTATCATACCAACATCAAGGTTGCTATCTGATGATGGTGCTACTAAATTACCACCACTGTTAACAAGTCCAAGTTCAATTATTGGATCTTCAACTTTTAATGCTTCTGTATTAACAATAAATTGAGAACCTAAGACTGTAATATCTCCAGTAACAGTAACACTACTTGCGAAACTTACATTACCAGTGGTATCGGCAAGTGTTATTGCATCGCTTCCATCAGCTGCTTTTACAGCACCCGCTTGTATATTTGGAACACTTAAAGTATCTGAGTTTGCATTATATTTAAGTTGTGGATCAACAAACATGGTCTGTCCAAGACCTGTTGCTGCTAAATCTCCTGCAGATGCATTTACAAATGATAAGTATCTGTCATTTGAATCGGAAACAGAACTAACATCAATAGAACTTGATCTTTGTGCAGTTGAAATAGAACCTGAAATAGTACCATTAATCTGTCCAGTAACAATTAGGTCTGAAGCAACTCTTACAGAATCAGATCCAGTAGCAGCTCTAATATATAAATCTCCTGAATTAGTGCTGATAGTGTTAGCATCTACTGTTGCAATACCAATATTACCTGCAACAATACCCTTTCCAGGTCCATGTGTAGCAGTAATACCATTGGTAAATGTAGACATTCCTGTGATATTAGTCTGTGCACTAATATCAATGGTATTTGTAGAGGCATCTAGTTTTAGATTTCCTGCAGAAGTATTGATTGTACTATTATCTACAACACCAATTTGAACTTCTTTAATAGTTGAACTACCTTCAACAGTTTGATTACCTGTTACAAGTGATGTTCCTAAAACACGTTGAGCAGCATCAGTAACTACTTCATTATTTTGAGAATCAAGAATTAAAGGACCATTATCTGAGTAAATTGTACGAGATGAAGTTACTCCAATTTGAACTGTTCCAAAGTCACCACCATTTGTAGCAGTAACAATACCACTTAAACTAGCATTAGCAAATGTCTTACCTGCAGACTGATCACCAAGATTAAAGGTATTATCAGTTTCTGGTAAAATGTCTCCTGAAATATCTGCATTTATAGTAACAACGTCTGTCTCAGCATTACCAAGATTTACGTTACCATTAATAACTGTTGCACCTTGTAATGTTGATGTACCAGTTACACTTAATCCTGCACCAATATATGCGTTCTGCCCTACACTTAATCCACCTTTAATATCTACAGCACCTGTTCCTGCAGCATTTGTTTGCTCCTGTGAAGCAAAAGTTGTAATTCCAGTTACACTTAATCCTGCACCAACATATAAATCTCTAGCAATTCCTGCACCACCATCAACAACTAAAGCACCTGTCTGAGATGAAGATGAAGCAGTAGTTGCATCTATGTTTACTGCACCAACAAAAGTACCTATTCCACCAACTTTTAAGTTAGAACCTATATTTGCTGATAATTCAACACCAAGACCACCTTCTGTTTTTAACGCACCTGTATCTTTGTCAGACGAATCAGTAGTATTAGTAATATCTACTGCACCTTGGAAGGTTGATAGACCTGTTACATATAGAGCACTTAAAGTAGTCTGTGTTAATGAACTAGACCAAGAAAGAGTACCTTGAGCGTTTGTTACCAGAGTTCCACCATCTACTGGTGTTTCTGGAAAAACATACGTTGTAACACCTGATAATGTATTCGGTGCTCTTAATGCAATTCTATTAGTTCCGTCTCTATCTACTAAATTTAATCTTAACGAATCTATACCGTCTTCTCTAGTCCAATATCTTGACGCTCCTAAAAATTTATTTCCATTTGAGGTTCCGTCTAAACCTACATAGAAATCGTATTTGTCAGTTGAAAAACCTGGTTCACCAGCTCTTAATGCAGGAAGTCCTGCATACGTACCTCGTTTAAACTGAATAACAGCGGCTGCCATTTAATTATGCCCTCGCGTTGAGAATAGTCTTTATTTCACTTTATGCATTTAATCTAAGATGTATTTATAATTTAAACTACCAAACCCCACCATCCATATCAATATTAGCACTTCTGCTAGTATCTGTATCTAGTGCATCCAAGAATGCATCTGGTAATCCACTGCTTCCAATTACTGTTCCAGTAGTAGAAGCTGCTGATGTTAGAACAACATCTGGATCTACAAATTCATATTTTTGAGTGTTGGCATTGTATGTTAGAACGAACCTATGTGCTTGAGTACTAGTATCTACATCAGATACGTCTGAAAGTTTACTACCTGAACCAGCCAATGAATTTGATGCAATAACCTTAATAGCGTTAGTTGCTCCAACTCTTGCTCTGATACTTGACATTTAAGTTACTCCTTCTCGTACTAATACACTTCCCTCGATTACCCTTGTTTTTAAATAAGGGGATGTTCCTTCTGTAATAACAACGTCATAAACTTGTCTTCCTGCTTTTAACGATGATGTTTGACTATCAGTTAGTGCAAGAGAAATAGTTCCATTAGTAGCATTTTCAATGGTAGCAGTGAATGAAGTTGCTGTACTATCAGCAGCTCCTGCGTGTTTTTTTATCTTAGCGGCTATTGAATATCCTGTTAAATTAAAGGAAGTATCTCCCTGTGTATTAGCAAGGTTAAATGTCTGACTGAAATCAGCTCCTTGATTAATTTGGAGATTAGCAACGTAGACTGCCATTAATAATGCTCAAATATAATTTCTAGTTATAATTATTTAGTTTTTAGTCAATTCACTTAGCAATTTCTTTATTTCACTTAATTCATTCTTTACGTCTTCAAGTTCTTTCTTATCTTTTATTCTTCTTTCTCTTTCAGAAAGATACCGAGAATACGCAGAAGTATCCTTATTAACAATAGCACCAGACTTTGCATCTCGATACAAATTCTTCTCACCTTCAACTCTAATTAAATCTGACATTATGCTAATGCGATTGCACGAAGGTCTTTAAATCTAGGCGATCTCGCTTCATTTTCGCCATTCATAACCAACTTAATTTGATATCCTGTAAACTGTTCAAGATTATCAATACTGAATTGATATTCGTTAAACTCATTCAAATTACTTGGTGTAACATTTGCATCTGCTCTTCCACTGTTCTTAGAAATATCTATTACAGTATCTCCAAAACCATCTTGATCGGTATCGTTCATATTTTCATAACCAGGGAATAGGACATAAGTTTGTTCTACTTCGCTAGAATCTGATTTAAATAATCTGTATAATACTCTGAAATCAGCAGATGCATCTCTGTATGCTGCTACAAATACTTTAAGAGAAGTTGCAGGTTGTTCAAGATTTACTCTATTAGAAATATAAACTGCTGCATGTGGATCTCCACTAAGTTGATTTGATCTAGAATCATTTACATAATCTGTAATTGGTTTATTCAAACGATTTCTTCCAAATATTGCGAATGCAGTTTGAGTATCAATAGCAGGAGATAAGTTAGGATCTTCTGGATCTCTAGACATTGAAACTCCAACAGTTAGAGAACGATTCTTAGGTAATGCAGTTAATCTAGTAGTTTCATTTATTTGTGAACAAACTATTCTTGTAGTAGAAAGATCGTTTACATCATTTAATTGAACTGCTTCAAAACCTTGATCTATAAATGATGGTTCTGAACCACCTGGACTTGTTCCACTAACAGTTCTAATTGTTCCAGTAACACTAGAAGAACTACCAGGTGTAATAATATCAAATTGTGGTTGAATTCTATTGAATTGAATATTTCTAGAAACTCTAATATTCTTTCCACCAACAGTAGATTCATCTCTAAAGTTTAGAGTACTCTCTCCACTTGATCTACCACCTCTATTAAATTCTATATGATACGTATCAATGTCTCTGTAGTTAGATAAACCTGCAGACATATTATGTTCTGTATTAATCCTAATTAGAGAAACGTCTCCAACTTCATACTTGTAAACAGGATCATTTACAAAATGTTTTTGTATTGCAGTTCCATCTACACCGCGAGTTGCAATTCCAAGTTGTCCACTTCCAATACTGTTATAGTAAATAATTTCGTTATTTACCTTTAAGTATCCTGAAGCAGTCGTAATACCTTCAAATGTTGAATATGAAGTTGTATCTGCAAGAGATATTTGAGTATCTGTTATATCAAGATCAACTGAAAGTGTTGTGGGTACAGTATCAGGTGATATTCCTGTAACATCAACTATGTTGTTATCTGCACTCATACCATGATTGTAATGATTTATCTCTAAAACATTACCTGCATATAATCCACCAACAGCAGTAGAACTAGTAACTTGAGTACTTGCTAATGATACACCAGGTGTATCATTTACATATATCTGTAAATTTCCACCGACAGTGAAGTTATCTCCCTGAACATTTGTTAGATATAGAGTATCAACATCCATTGTATCTCTAATGGTCATTCTTGCTCCAGAACCTTTGTTACCTACATCAGCAGTTGTGATTCCCACAACATCTCCAGTTGAGAATCCATTTCCAGTTTGAATACCTAATGTATTCAATACAATTCCATTTAGAGTTCCATCTGCATTAAACACAACTGTTTGTGCTCTAAGATTTCTTCCTCTACCTACAATTGAATATAATCCTACGTCTGTATATGTTCCTGCAGAATAACCAGTACCAACATTTGCGGTTGTAATACCAGTAAATGAAACACCACCACCAACATTTTCAATATATCCATTCGCAAGAGAAGCACTTTGTTTAACTCTCGCACCTGGTACTAATTGATTTACAACAGCAGGAAGTGTTGAACTAGTAATACCTACATCAATCTTTCTAGGATAAACTTTAACTGCATCTGGTTGTAGTCTAGGTACATTTTCATTTACACTTTCTAAAGTTGGGTTATAGAAGAATGCAGTTCCTGCAGTTGGTACGAAGTTCGCTTTGTAAAGTTTAAACTTCATGTCTTCAAACTGACTTGGAGTCCAGATAGTTCCGTTTTGAGATTTAAATAAACTACCACCAATATATTGTCTAGTTACCATTACTGCTTCTGCATCTGGTAAATTCTGTCCATTTATAGTTCTCTCTCCCATCTGAGCAATCCAAACTTCATAGTTATTTGTTGTAGGTGCAAGAAGAACTATTGCATACTCTCTATTCTGTTGTAAGTATATTGGAGATGGGAATTTAACGTTTGTTGCAACAGAAGCATCAGTAGATACTGTTATATCTGATGGATATAAAACTGCTCTTGCATAATCATGAACTAATCTATCTGTTGGAGTTCCAAGTTCGACTTCCCTAACTTCAACAAATACTTTTTCATTCTCATCTTTACTTGAGAAATATAAATCTACAGATGTTAGGAATGCTCCTGTCTCATCTACAGTAAATGATTGTGCTAAAGGATCCTTACCACCTCTTCTTCTTCTCCTTCTACGACGACGAGGAACTGTCTGAACAACAGTATCTTCTCTAAAGGTTTCAACTATTCCAGTTGCAGCATATCTTCCCTCTCCATGACTTATTAGTAAACTACCAGGTAATTGTTCAGCATCTGTTGCACTTGTAGTTACTCTAAAAGTTCTATCTCCTGCTTTAATTCTAACTGTAGGAGGTGGATTTGTATTAGGATCTCTAATGAAGAATGTTCCTATTAAGTCTCCAAATGTATCAGTAATTAACCTTACATCTGTAACGGTTGCTGTAGCACCACTATTTGCCCCTACAAGAGTCATTCCTGAAGTAATATACCCAAAGTATGTTCCTTGAGCATTAGCGGATAGAGAGCGTGTGTCAACGTTTACAGTAGTCCCTGATGCAGAATATTGAGTGCTTAATATTTCTGAAGTATTATATGGGTTTGCGTTATAAGTTACAGTTGGATCATTATATGTACCATCTTTATGATCAGGTCTTGCTGTTCTGAATGTTATTAATTTATCAGATCCAACAAATCCTTCTACAGTTTCTCCAACAGCAAATGTACCAGATACCATTGAAACTTCAATAAGTTTAGGTACAACATCTATACCTCCGATTCCATCCATGAATGGGTAGAATCTTGAAACAGGTCTTAAACCACCAGCTTGGAACTGAACGTTTCTTGAACGCATGAAAGTATCTGGTTCTGCACTAATGAATACCTCTTCAAGGAATGTTCTTGCAACATTTCCTGTTCTGTTTACAGTTCCACCAGGTAAAATTACGGTTCTAGTCCAATTATCTGTTGCAGGAGTCATAACGACTCTTCCAACAAATTCAACCATATTAAATGGGTTAACATTCTCTGATCTAGATGCTAATGGTTGTTCTAACCAATTTGTTTCATCATATCTTAGTGTAATTAGATCTCCAGTTTTTTGTACATTAGTATCAAGTAAAGTTAAATCTTCGCTAAGATCAGCACTCTCCGTATTAACATTAGCTGCAAATGCAGGTTCTAACTCTAATGAATAAACATCAATAGGTGTAAGTAATTCTTTATTTCTTCCATCTACAGATGCTTTTGCATCAAAGTTTCTGATTTGCATTCTACGATTATCTGCAAAATCATCAACAAAGAATCCAGACTTAAATCTGTTTAATCCTTGAGCATCCTGAACTTGTAAAGTAGATGTATTTAATTCAAGTAAACTTAATGAAGTTACAGTTTCTAGTGTATCAATTCTATCTTCTAATACACCAATATCTTTCATAGTAAATCTCTTGTTATCAATAACACTTACTTCAGCATCATCAGGATGGAAAAGATATGGTGGAAACTTGATAACCGCCAATGTCATCGAATCATTGATACTTGATGGTTCTTTTGGATTTTCAGCAGATGTTCCTTTAACAACAGAAATATTTCCTTCAACATCTAAAATAATTTTATCAATTCTTCCTAAGTAATATTCAACACCTAATACTGAACTTTCATTTGGTGCAGAAACTAATGTTGTATTTACACTAGATGATCCAAATGTACGACTTGCAAAATCAAAAGGAGATGCACTAGGAGCTGCAGTACTAAAATCAGCAACTCTTGGTCTGAAATCAAGAATATCAGTTAGTCTAGTACCATCCACTAATGATGGTACATCTTTACTATATCTTTCCTTAGAATAAGAATTAACAGTATAGAAATCTCCATTATCATTAGCAGGAACTACATACCTATCGCAAATTACTAACAGTTTTCTAGTGGGTGAAACTGCTTGATTATTCCTTACAAGTTTTGAGTAATCATAGTATTGCTCTTTCTGTCCACTATCAAGAGTAAATCTATCTGTAACATCAAGGTAACTACCTTGAGTTTTAGATTGAACTGAAGTTATAATCTGAGATTCTTCAAAAGTAACAGTTTCTCCAACTTGGAAGTTATTAGCATTTAAAGGAATATATCCAATCTCAGTAGTAGAAGGTCTAGTTACTACTTGTGCTACAGCATTACTCTTCTTACCAATTATTTTTTCTCCAACAATAGCATTTACATTTAAACCTAAACCACTAACGAATTGAAGTGTATTTAAAGTTGGAGTTTGTTTGTTTAAAGATTCATATACTTTATGAACTTTAACAACATCAGGTGTGTTCAAGGATATTTCTCTATCTTCTACTCTTAAACCATAGTAGAAAGTAGTTGATAATCCAGTTACTGCTGTACTAATTCCAGAAACGGACTTATCTATAACAATTTGATGACTTCTATCATATATTTTTTGCTTACTCTTTATACCTTGTCTTTTAATTGTATTAGTTACAGTTACGTTACTTTGACTTGGTGTAAGACCAGAGAACGTAATTGTAGTTCCGTTTGAACCAAAACTAATTTGTGAAGAATTTAATGGTTCAAATGTACCATCAGTGTATGCAATACTGTAAGATTTATTTTCAAATGGTTCAAAGAAAGCACTTGAAAAACCTATATTAGCAGTATTTAAACTTAATACACCTGTTCCACTCGTAGATTTACCTGTTTCTTGATGTACGATTGTAAGTGTAGAATCACTTAAATCTACAGAAGCAACATTTGGAGAGGATAATTTAGAATATAAGAAAGCATCTTTCTCATTTCTAATTTTTGGTTCTCCTACTGCGAAGGTAGTTGTAACAGTATCAATACCAACAACACCACCATCATTAACTCCAGTTACTGTAGCCACACCAGTTAGAGTTAAGAATTGTAGATCTGTTGATACGGATGATACTCTAGCAAATGTTTCTGTTGTAAATCCATCTCTTTGATAGCGAATTATGCTATTAGTTGATATTCCACTAAAGGTTTGTCCTGCACAAGAAGCAATTCCTGTTGGTGAAATGGTAATTTTATCAGTAATTTTAAAGTTTCTTGGAGATACACTCTCAAGAACTGTATCTGCTGAGAAATCAGTGGTTATACCTCCTACACTTGAGAAAGTTTGGTATACTGATTTAACATCTTTTGTATTTTTTGCATCAATAGCAGTAATTGAACGAACATATTCTGTTCCTTCGTTAAGAGAAATTTGTTCTCCAACAATAAATTGTCCAGAAGTTTGAGTTAATGTTATTTCTAAGCTAGATGCACCAGGAGAAGTAACAACAAAACCTGTAGCACCACTACTTAAACCTTTTATGTAAGTTGAAGCAGGACAATATCCAGATGAAACTGCAGCACTTAAAGTTAAAGTCGTATATGTTTGAACATCAAATAAGTAAAGATCAAATTGGGAACTATTATTAGTATATGAAACGTCTGCTAATGAAAAATTATAAACCCTTGCCTGTCCTATAGTTACACCATTTGCACCACCACTAGTGCTTTTTCTACGACTTTGTAAGGTTACTACATTATTAGTATTATTAATTCCTACAAATGGAACACCTTGAACATTATTAACTTTTAGTAAGTTACCCATTTTAAATGGGATAGATGCTCCTTGAAGTGTGGTCGTATCTCTAGGTTTATCTACATCTAAAATTGTTGTTCCTGCAAAATCAACATCATAACCTCTAACGTATGCTGTTCCTGAAGAAACTCTAACACAAGCTAAGTCTTCGCTAGGATCATTAAGTTGCTCTGTTTTTTGCTCTTCAGTGAATATTCCATTATTTGATATCTTATCATTTAAACATTCTTCAACATCAATTGTAAAATCAGTTACTGTATAATCCCCAGACTCGTCGAAAGTTCTCTTTGCAAAGTAATCTCTAATTACAGAATATGTTGTTTTATCTTGTAATTTCTTTATCTCTCCATTAACTATTCTTATTAACTCTACAAAATTCTTATCATCAAAATCAGTTATTGCTTTTTTACCTAATTTTGCAGTTAATTTTAATCTATCTGCACCTGGTGCAGCGAAGTTAGAAAATCCTCTAGCGTTATCATATAAACTAGATTCATCTCCTGCAGAAACTAGTTCCTCATTTACAACTAATCCAACTCTATATGATGAATCGTTTTTATATGGATCAAGTATGATAGTATCTGTTTGAACACTAGCAAATACACCACGAATGAAATATATTCCATTAGATACATGCACTGCTGATGAAGTTGCTGTAGCATTTAAATCAAGAACAGAAGCAAAACTATCTCCTGCATTAATTGTAGTATTTCCGTAAGTTACTGCGTCTTCAGCAATTAGAGTTTCTCCATCTGAGAAAGGTCTAAATTGAAAATCTCTATTAGAATTGAGATATTTTACGTAAAGTGTTGGAAATTCTATACCATCAGTTGGTGGAAATACAACTTTTTGAATAGTTCCTGTTACACCAGATGTTCCACCAGATATTTTTTTACCTATAAAATTATTCAAATATATGTTCAAATCTAATCCAAAATGTGTTGGATTTATTTTTACTGCCTCAAAAAACCTATCATATGTAACTCCACCAGGAATTACCATAGATCCTTCTTTGAATATATGGCTACCAAATGATTCAATCTGACTTTGCAGTATTGATTGTAAAGTCGTTAATTCTCTTGCTTGGATAGGATATCCAGGTTTAAACAGAACTCGATAAAAGTTATTCGCCTTATCGAAATCATCATAATATGGATTTATATTTAAATTGGTCTTTTGTGGCATCTTCTTAGAACTCTAGAATAATCTTAATGTCTTCTTTTTGCCTTGCATCTCTAGTAACTAATGGTCTATTATCCAAATAAATTACATCACCCGACGTTTTATTTATCTCAGGTTCGGCAAGTCCCTTTGTAAATTGAATCCCAAGGTTAATATTTTTATTACCTTCTGGGTTTGTAGTGATTCCAGTAAATCCATTATCTATTTTTCCAGAAAATCCATTACTCGTAAAGATTTTTGGACCATCTGAATCAAAATTAAATCTTCTACCCTCACTAGTTACACCAATATAATCTTGTTGATTAAATTCTGTTGGGTGGTAATTTTGAGATCTGTCTTGGAAAAACTTAATAACTTTTGTAGTTTTATCATATGATGCAACGTATCCTTCGGCAGTAACATCATCGCCATCTACAGTAATACTTTGAGTTATTTTGTTACCAACAGTTAGAAAATTTTCTCCACTGATAGTTCCATCATCTAATAATTTAATAGCATTTGTGCCACTAAATTGATTATCATTAAAAACATTAGTAGAACTTCCCCTTAAAGGATTCTTAACTACTGAAATTTGTGCAAATTTGGTATCTGTTGGGAAATCCTTATCAGAATCATCAAATCTTGCATACAATAACACTCTATCAGTGCCTAATTCTTTATAAAGATCATGTCCATGACCCTTAGATGGTGGGATAATTGGTATTAACTTTGCGGGATTAGATATACTACCACTTGGTTGCACTGTTCCCAAATCAACCATTGCATAAGTATAACCTTTACCTCCAGAAGAAATAACTGCATCTGTTATTCTACCGAGACTATCAACAGTTATAACTGCTTTAGCACCTGTACCATCTCCAACGATGGGAACTTCTCCTCCTGCATAGTTTGCACCAGGATCCTCAATATAGATGTGTTTTATCTGGTTTTCATTTGCATCCGAATCACCATTCTCTCTAACTGCTTGAATTTGAGAGTCTGTTGATGTTGCCCAATCGTTTGGAACAGAAATATATTCTGTAGAATCAAATTTAATTATATCGCTTGGTGCAACAGTAAACAAATATTTCCAAATATATCCATCTCCACTCTCTCCTGCTTTAGATGGTTCTAAATCAGTGAAAAATGGTTCATCTTCTGAACCTTTACCAGTTGTATTGATTCCAGAGGAACCATTGTTAATACAAACATAGACTCTGAAATCGCTATTCATCACATAATATTTTGCATCATAAAGTCTTGTTGAAGAAGTTTCTGGCGATTTATTTTCAGAACTATAATCATGTCTGAATATTTCGTACGTGGTTCCACGTTTCCAATCAACTCTTCTTATTAGTCTTCTAATATTAGAAGTGGTTAGTTTTTTACCAAATAGAATAGTATCTTGTGCGTGGTTAATATAATTAAAATTATCTGTAGGATCAGGTGTTGCACTATCCCAGTTTCCATCTCTACCAAAACCAACTGCAGCAGCTGGATTTGCTAGACCCACGGTAATATAATATGAGTTACTGGTATTACCTACCGACTCAATAAAATTGTTCGCGTTTAATATTCTAAATTGGTCAGTAATTATTGCCGACATTGTTTGACAGTTTTCTTTCTATTTATTACATTAATCTGGGAGAGTTTTTCTGATCGCTCCATTATCCCTCAAACCATAACCTCTTCTTTGTATTAGAGGGTATGTTGAAAGACCTGAAGTAACCGTTCTACCAGAGATTCCTATTGCAATTGGTTCGGTATCTCTTACAAAATTAGTAAGTCTTCCCCAAGAATAGTATCCGTTAGGATTATATATCGAAGTTCCAAGTGTCTGTATACCAGTTGTTATAGTATCAGACTTAATATTACATACAATTTCTTGTGCAACAGGAATTTGATGAACTCGATAAACGTTATCAACAAACTCTGTTCCTACTCCGATAATATCATTATCATGTGTGTATATTGAAGTAACACCACTTCCAAC